CTGGATTGCCTTTACTTTCTCCTTTACCAGTAGTTTGATTCACGCTGTTATAGCTCCCGCTCCTTTGCCTTTGCTCCCTACAGCGCTCCGGAATCTCCTCTGCCCGTTTCCGTACGATGGCAGCTAATCCCCCTGTTAACGACATGCAAATTCGGTTCTTAGGACCTCCACAACCCATCGTGCCTTTTCAAGGCCCGCCAGATGCGCAGCGCAATGCCCGCCCTGGTGCCCAGCGACGGGACCGTGGTGTCCCACCCCGACCTCGCCCTCCGAATCGTGAACAGATCCTGGAAGCTCTTCCAGCTCCCGCCGCACATCCCCCACATCAAGGTCTGATCAATCTTGGTGAGAGGGAGCGGATTACCATTCATCATGCCCTGACAGCCGACGACCACGAGTATTTCGCAGAAACTTATCCGAACTTGAACATTGAAATTGTTGCCAACTCCATGCCTCATTCGCATCCTCGTCTTGCCTTTGACCGTAAATATGCTGAACGTTGTGTATATAATATGATTTCTCGTCCCAATTTGTTTATTATTGACATTGGTGGTAATCCCATTCGACATGCCGCCAATCATCGTGTAAATGTACACTCTTGTTGTCCCATTCTTGATCCTACTGACGCTGTTCGTAATAATACACACCGCAATCCTCCTGCACATCTGCCTATGCCTCCGATTTTTTGCGAGCATTTGGCACAGGATTGTCGTTGCGTCCAGCCTCACTCTTATCTGTCAGTGCATTCCCTTTACTACCTTACGCCACCCATCATACTTGCTTGTTTACTCCATTGTACTAGTCACACCCTTCATGCCGTTCTTCACGAGTTCCCGGAAATTTACGGTGCGTTCGCTGGTGGTGAGGCTCAATACCACGTTAGTGCTGACCAGACAGTTTCTATGCTGGTCCGTGGTTCCTCACAACCTTACGTTCATTCCGTTTTGCCTTGGTTTTCTTCTGGTTACTTTTCAGATGGCGTCAATGCAATGGCATGGTCATCTATTCGTGATTTTGCTTGGTCTAAGTACTACAAGTTCGTTTTGTCACCTATCAACCTTCGCAATGCTATCACCCCTTTTCGTGAATTGCGTGGGTCCATTCTTGATACTCGATATTATGGTGCGGTTCGTTTTGGTGGTTTAGCTTTTGGGTCCAACGTCGACGCTGTTCATACTCGCATTACTAGTTTAGCCGTTGATTTTGACTCATTTTTCTCTTGGGGTACTTGGATACTCGGTAAGGGTACTACCCGAACCAAGCAGTTCTTGTTACCCAAGTCTTTTGTAAGTGAACTTGCTGCTCGTGTTGCTGGTCTTGCTCGTAACTCTGTCGAGTTTAATCGCCTTTTGGGATTTGCTCGTATTCACATTCGTTCTTACGACCTACCTGCTCAAGTTGTAACTGATAGCATTTTACTATCTACTTGCCTCGCTTTTACCTTGAATATTGAGGCTGAGTCTGCGCTTTTAGGCCAGATGTTGCAACGTGCTCCTGTTAATGTGCGCGAGGAGCATCAGCGCTTGCTAGCTTTCGACCCAGTTCATCGATTGGATTTTACTCGCTTTATTCATCTGATCGTGTTGCTGGTTCCTTTGCTTTTCTTACTTCCTTACCTTGAGCCTTTATACCTATCATTCATCGCTCTCGTTGCCGCCGCTATGTTCGCCGCTCTTCGCACGCGCGTTGATCGTCCTGACGCCCATCTCTACGTAATGGACATCTTTTCCGTGCTTTGGCGTTGGTGGCGGCTTTCGATTTTCTATCGGTGGTGGTACCTTTCTTTGTACCGTTACGTTGATTATGGGTTTAATTCTTATCGTACAACCTTCTGTTCCTTTGAATTCCCAGTTCCTTTCGCCTTACCTTTGTCAAAATTTGTCGACTTTCCCTCACTCGTCTCTAATCGCCCCCTTGCCCCAATACGTGGTCGTGTTTCTCCAGGCATTGCTTATGAACCTGATGTCCCTAACGGCTTTGTCGGTGTGGGACTCATCAATCCTTCTTGCATGCCCATTGTTCACCAACGTGGGCCTCGGAATGACCTTTTGGCTGTTGTCAATCGGTTTGCCGTTCGACGTGATGAGCCTGATCTTGTTGTCTTTAACCAATTTTTTGATTTTGTTCGTACTAACTTTGACATATTGTTCCCAAATTATTTGGAGTATCGCAATTATCTTACTATCGAAACCTTTTCTGATGAATGGTTTGAAGCTTACCGTGTTTGGAATGAGCGATTTCCTCGAAATATCCAACACCTTCATATGCTTTCTTTGGAACGCCACATTATCGGTCTAGCTGATCCCGTGATCTACATGCGTCTTGAGTCTTTTATGAAAGTCGAGAAATTGCTCCATGGGTCCCAGTTCAATCCAAAGAACGGTGATCCTAGAGCCATTCAAGCCCGTAATCAAGATCTCAATGTAGTCACTGGACCTTGGATTTTTCGTATGGCTGGTGTGCTTCGTAAGATTTGGTCACTTGACCATTTCATTACCTACACCCCCGGGTTGTCTACTTTGGAACTTGGCTCCTGGCTACCTGACCACAACCCTCCCGGGTTTTCTTTCTATGAACGTGACACTGAGCGTTTTGATGCGTCTATTCATGCTCTACACATTATGCTTATTCTTTACATTTATACCAGGTTTTTCGCTGATGCCATAGTCCTTCAGCACAAACGTCGTGACCTTAATAAAGTTGGTGCCACTAAATATGGCACTACTTTTAGTACTCCTTGGCGTGTGGCCAGCGGCACAGATGACACTAATCTGTTTGACTCGATAATTAATGGTCTTTGTGAAGTTTATCTTAATTATATGCGTAGCGTTCACCTCAATTTCCGTTCTTTTTTGCAACGATCCGGGTTTGCTACTGCAGTCTGTGGGGATGACGGAGTTACTCGTATTCGTGGTTTTCTTTTCTACGAGCCTCGTGACTATCGTCTTTTGGGTTTTGTTGTCGAGATTCTTCTTTGCACCGATACCCGAGACCTCACATTTTGTTCTGGTCGTTTCTGGCCTACTAGTCGTGGTATGTGCTTTGCCGTTAATCCTGGCCGCGTTTTTGCCAAGAATGCCTATTATATTGATATACCTTATAAGCATCTTTTCGCTACGCATCGCGCCGTTTTATTTGCTATTCTCCATGACTTTTCTTTTCTGCCTCCTATTGTTGCCTTTGCTCGTGCTCAACTTTCAGCACTTCCCGCTCATATTACTGGTCGTCCTCTCACTACCGGTCAGTTTCGCAACACTGTTGGTTATTTTTCGCGCTTCAACCTTACCCGTGGTGATCCGCCTCTTTGCACTTCTGATACTTGGGACATGCTTGCTCACGTATACTCTTGGACACAAACTGACCAGATTAGGCTCGAAGATCAGTGCCGTACCGTCACCTCTTTACCGTCCGTGTTTCAGCCCTCTGGTATTAACAAGTTTATATCGCGTGACGATTGCACTGTTGACCCTCGTTGGTTCACCATGGATTTCTATAGTGTTTGCGCCTCCTTTTACCCGTGGTTTTGTTCTTATCCTCTCATCACGGCTATCTTTATTTCTGCCTCTTACACCATGATGTGGTTCCATTGGCCCTTTACTTGTATCGCCCTTCTCCCTGGTCGTATACTTTCTCCTCTAATTAAAATGACTGCTGATTGTGCCATCCTTGATTGTATTCCTTATTGGTTCTATTCTTGGTTTTTTAATATTTGCATTTCATTTCTTTGGATATTCATGGTGTACGATGCTTCTTGTAACCAACCCTTTATCGTTTTTTCTCCTGGGTATTTTATGTTTATCGCGTTGGTCACTTCCTTTTGTTACATGTACATCCTTGCTTTAGACGACATTTTGGCTCGCTTTGTGCATGTCCGGTTTTATTGTCAACACTTACACTACGAGGGTACTATAGACGACTGGTTCAACGAGTATGATTACAGCTACGATCAAGCGTCGCGTGCCTTCCCTTTCGTAATTCCCGTTTTCGGAACCCTTTATCGTATGTTTGTTGACGTCCCTCACGCTGACTATTTAGTTTATTTTGTCGACCTGCCCACCGCTCTCTGGCAGCATATTTATCCTGCTTGTACCCCAGACGGTGTTATACGACTAGCTTTTACTGTCATGCTTGAGGAAGTATTTAAACGTTGGTATCCCCCGTACGGGTTTCTTCTTTTGGTTAGTTTTGAATCCATTCTTAAATTTGCAACCCACCAACAGTGGGTCCCAATTCTTGTTTGTCTCATTCTCCATTCTGCTCTAACCTTTTTACCTGTTGGTCCCGCTATGATTTTACACTTCATATGGAATTACGCTCTCTTGGAGATTTCTCGGCGTTAACCATAATCTTTTTCTTTTTGAGCCCATTACATTATCCACGATTTTGAAGAACGGTTTGAATCCGTCGCTCCTTTTGGTTCTCGAGACTCCCTTTTTGTTTTTCGTGTCCTTACTCTACACCCTTTTGCCTTCCTAGTACTTGTCATGGCTGCACGTGTCCATCGCGCTGAACGTATTTTGGACCAGTTTGCTGAACGTCATGGCATCACCGCTGATGGATTGGCCTGGTTCAAGCTTACCACCGATCCTTTCCATGACACTCTTAAACGCGCAGTCGGTTACCCCGACAACAATGTTTCTGTATCCGTACCTAGGATTGTACCCTATACACTCCCCGTCTCTGCACCTCCTTATGCCGTTACGAATAATACAACATGGAACGCGCATATATTCAATTGTCCTTTTCTCAATTCCGTGCCAACCCAAGCTCCGAATGCAGTATCTTTCAATAATATTAACGAGACTACAGCCTCGCCTATGGTCACGCTCGGCGGTATTACTGCTTTGTGCACTACTAGCACCCTCATGGGAACTGCAACCGAATGGTCTGCCACCAATTTCACTTCTGGACCTCTTGGTGCAGGTATTAGTTCCATGTCTTCTGTCGTCCCCGACCCCGCTATTTACGCCGGTAAGTCTCGGACAACAGGAAGTGCACTTGAAATATACAACACTACCGCAGAGATTTATAAACAGGGAACCGTCACTGTTTATCGAACGCCTACCCCAGACTATACTACTAATAGTAGTTTTTATCGATTCTCTAACGCAGGTAATTCCGTCAACAATTCCTTCCAAACGGCCGTCGTGGTGCCTTCTTGGCCCGTCTCTACCTCTCTCGCCACTACCTTGCGTGGTAGCAGAACTTGGGACGCCAAGGAAGGCGTCTATCAGGTCCATGCCCTTCATTCAGATGAATTGCCTTGCGATGGTAGTAACTACATCCAACCTTACTTCTCTGACTCATCTCTC